ATCGTCACCATAAGTCGTAGAATACATGTGTTGATAATATTCCTCGAAAGATCGGCCAGTCAATTCCTGCCAGGCGACTCTAAAATACATATTATCACACAATGAATTGAAAACAGCAGTAAATAAAGAGCCAGAAACAATACCACACATAACTTGGTACAAAATATCGAAACAGAGATGAACCGAATTCATCAATTCTGCAGCCATGATATCCAATCTGAGCAAATGTTCTTTTGATGCTCCATGGAATTCGTACCAATCCCGTATGCATTTGAATACCGCCTCACTCACAACTGTCATCATTCGAGGGCCAAATTTACTATGGTCACCGGCGACTATCTTCCTGCCCTTACGCAATGCTTCCTTGGCAATACTAGTCCACTCATCACTATAGGTATTAACACCTATTGAGTGTTCTAAATCGCTCCTGCATTTAGCGTGTGCTAGGATAAAGTCACCGAAAACTTGTCTTGACTGTATAGTAAAGTCAACAGGAGACATAGATATAATTCTAGTTCCTGCCTTCTTTCTACATTTAGCTTTTGGCAGTGTCTCGTCCTTAGTAATGTCGGTAAATACGGTAAATGGTTTAATTCCTTTCAATCGCATCGCGTCTTTCACTTTCATAATTTTCTCAAGTTCCGGATGGATTAGCATTTCGGTAATCTGTGAATGTTCATCACGCTTTATATTAAAAAGCCAGCCTTTGCCTTTGCATCCTCGAGGTCGCATCTTGTTAAGTGGAAATCCCTCACTAGTATCTAATGGTATAGATTCTAATCCTATAAGGGGGTTACCACAAATCGCTTCCTCTATAGACAACATTTGTACGGGTCTAACTGGTATACATTTAGCTAGTAATAAATCACACAAATCTTGTCGAGCCTTGTCAACCAAGTCGGGGGGAAATTCTTTCGGTGGGAGACCATGAACTGCTACTCCATCATACAATGGGGAGCAACCTTCTGGTAAGCGCTGATCAAATGGGTTCAACGGAGCAGGTTCAGTTTTCACTTCACACACACCATGGATCACGGATTTTCTAATTTGAGATTCACCACTATTCTGCTGAGCATACATTTTGGGTACTTTTCCGAGAGGGAAGAGAGCGCCTTCCAAGGTATGATCATCCAGAGTTATGGGATCTAAATTTGGTACGAATACATCGAGCTTAGCTTGTTCATCAACAAACTCCCATTCTTCATACACCAATCTTTCGGAAAATCCAATATTGTTAGATGAAGATCCAGCAGTATGTATGCCAATGATCTTACCAGAATCTTCGTTCAATAGCAAGCTTCCACATACACCATAACCATGCACACCTCTATACATCCATACTCTATCGAGATGAACGGCAGAAGTGGTATCGGCAGCTCTAATAGTTAAGCCCTCGTAATTGTTAAATTTAACATTTTCGCAGACTATAGTATTAGGCGTCGATCCTTTTCCTGGCTCGGGCATAAGAAGTATTCCATTGTTCGACATTCTGAGCTCATCCTTGGTGGTCACAAAGTGATGCGTAATAGTAGGAAATTGTCTGACCGTTTTGGGTAAATCAACCACACACAATCCATTATACAACACATAACCTGTTCCTTCACGTTTTTCATCGAAATCTTGTTCTTCCTGTGTATCTAGTACACTAAACTCATTAACACAATCAATCGGTAGGGGAACTTCGTGTCCTCCGTTGACCAACATACACAATTTTGCAACGGGATCATGATCGGCATAAAATTGGATATCTTCAATGTAATGTCTAATCATCAAACATTGTCTCTCTCTGAGCATAACGGCTCGATATTTCTTACTCTTAGGCATACCTTCCCAGGTATAATCGAGTTTAAGAAAAACAATATTCTGCGATAATTTTCTCATAACATCTCCAACATTTTGATTAGCTTCATGTTCTCCAACAATAATCTTTTCTTTTGCTTGATTGTGTCGTATCAGTTTTCGTTTAGCTGTAATCTTCCGTTTCTCAACCATCTTCTTATTCTTGTCATAAGCGGCACCCTCTGAAACAGTACCACTGGTATTATCCGGTTTATACCAGACATACCAAGTGAATACTATTACAGATAGCGCAGCTATAACAGATTTGTAGTGTTCGCACATAAAATTCCAAAGTGATGAACACCATTCTTTCAGTTTAGATAAACATTTGTCCTTAAAAGTTTCCACGTCGTCAACAACTAATCTTTGGATCTCAACGTCGATACCATAAGTGCAATCCTCAGGCAAACCTTGCGGGCAGATCACCATTCCGTAAATATGCTCTTTAAAAAGTTTCATATTCAATGGACAGTGATCATCGCAAGCATTGCCGGGAAAGTTCTTACATTCTCGGGTAGTATCGAATTCATGTGGATTTCTAACAAACTTGCAATCATTCCTCATATAGACAAAACCTTTATCCATTTTAAAATGATCACACACTTCATATTGAGCTAATTTGCTATACATCAGCATAACAAAATTAGTAACACTTAGCGCAGACTTTCGTTTTTCTATAGTACCAAGAGAGGCACCGAAGAAATCCAGAGTCTCCAAGAATTCTCCATGTTTCAATTTACGTCGAAAACTACATACATGATTAAGCAACAGCATAAGCCTATCTGATTGTCCCAGATAATACTGTCTTATAGTATCGCCAATCTTATGTATAGAGTCTTTAACATCATCTTCACCTTCATGAAACACATCACGCATATCAAATATTCCATCTTCATCTTCCATTACATCAATCGAAGCATGTTCAGCCTGTAATTCATCAACAAAAGCCATGACATCATCACGACCCATAGCATTATCGACTTGGGCAATTTGTTCTCTAGTCAATCCAAAGCATCGAAGTTCTTTTGATTGTCTAACTAATCTCTTATTCTCTTTTGAGAACGGATTGTTACCGAGAACTCTTCTACCATGTCCATTGCGGGGTATAGTAGTAATAAGAGGTGGTCTATCCCATGCGGGACAGAGGTCGGAATGATTAGGATCATCCCAACCCAGACCATGAGCAGTATATCGATTATAACCTTGCCTAGTGGGAATGGTTCCCGTCAAAATTGAATTAACACCATATGTATACATAGGGTATCGGCCAACTAAGACAGAAAGCATTCTCTTAGGCACATTAAAAACTTTATCTACCCATTTTTCTCTTTTGGCTTCCATCATATCATTCCAGTGAATTTCATCAATACTCAATGCAGAGTTATCGAGTCGGGTAGCAAGATGTTTAATTTGATCAAACAGATTAGAACTTTTGGGTACATTTGGCATGCTATTTAGATAATCAGGTAATA